TCAGGCTGCTGCCTCGTCAAGCGAACCTCTAATCAGAATAGGGCATAGTCCCCGAATCTGCGTTTTTAGCTGTTCATTGATTTCTTTACGCAGAGAATAAGCGTTAAAGATGTTCACAATATTTTGCTGAATTTCGATTTTAGGTATCGGAATTCTTACATCACACATTTCTGACCAATCAAAAGTCTCTCGCGCACTACCCCATGAATGAAAACGGGCATATCTATCAAACTCAGAACGGCAGAAAAACATCATAAGATATTCCGGCAACAGAGCATTTTTCTCCGTGGTAAATACGGTTGATATAGAGGATACGAGGTAAGTGTCTTTTGTATCATTAAGCCCCATTGATACCTTGTCTCCGCGCCGTGAGGTATCAGGAACATAAGCAATATGGTCAGGGGGAACAATTTTGTAGTTGTTCAACCCCACGCCATCCATATTAGCCTTTGTGGGTATCATTACTTTAGAAACGGCCAAACCTCTAACGTAATCAGCGGATAATCCCATGTCGTTACGGGCTTCGCTAAGAGTAAGATATTCTCCAATTTTTTTGTGGGGAAACTCTTTCATTAGCTTTTCAATAAAAGCGTCACACGCCAGCTTCAAATCCTCCAACCCGTTCTCGTAGTCCCTCTGATTGGCAAGCATGGCATTGTAAATATCCACATACTTCTGCTGAATTTCGATTGGGGGGAGTTCGATATCAATGTCACACATTTCACTCCAGTCAAATGTTTCGCGTGCTGATCCCCAAGAATTGAAGCGGGAATAACGATCAAACTCAGGGCGATTGAAATACATAAATAAATAGTCAGAGAGCAAGATGTCCTTTCTCTTAATGCGAAAGACAACATAAGACGAAGAGACAATATAAGTAGTCTCGGTTGTGTTGTGCGCAATCGTGATTTTTTCTCCGTTTCGAGAGGTCACTGTCACATATGCAAAATCGTCTGGTTGCACCAAATAATATGGACGTAGAGATACGCCTGTCATATCCGCTTTTGTTTCAATGAAAATCTTTTGAATGGAAATTCCTTTTACAGCACCGACGCCATATTCCAAATTGTCATTTTTATTTTCAGACAATTCCAGCAAACTACCCAGTTTGTATTTAATCAATGCCATAGCCAATCCCCCTGAACGCATCTTTCAGCATGGATTGTGACAATTCCTCAGATACCATCAGCAGACGCATTTCGTCCTGAATCCGGGCCATTTCTTTGGCATAGTCGATATCCAGATCATGGTCAATGAATTCGATATACTTGCTTGGGGCAAGAGAAAAGTCTTTATCCTCGATGGTGATATCATCGGGATTCCATTTGTCTTTTTTCAGGATCTTCACAGACCGGCACAATTCCGCCACATCAGTATAGAGGGTCAGGTCTGTACTCTGCCACGCATTATAAATGCGTTTTACCTCCTGAATCTGTGCATCGGTCAAAACGGTCTTTTTCTTCTTTTTGCCCTTGTCGATAACAATTTCTTCAATGTTCTGATCCCACCGGCGCAGATCCACAAAGAGAACCTCTCCACGGCGGTCACGAACCTGTCTGCCATTTACCGTACCGGCATTCTTGTTCATGTTCACGATCCATAGAGTAACAGAGATATCAGTGGTATAGAACATATCTCGGGGAAGAACAATAATCGCCTCAATTTTATCATTGATAAGGAGTTGTTTGCGGATGGCATATTCATCCGGATCATTCAAGGCACCATTTGCAAGCAGGAAACCGGCAATGCCATGGTTTACATCCAGTTTGGAAATTATGTGCAAGATCCATGCGTAGTTCGCATTGGATGCACGAGGCACACCATATCCCTGCCAACGAGGGTCATCTAACAACTGATCTTCACCACGCCAACCCTTGAGGTTGAAGGGCGGATTTGCCATGATGAAATCGACCTTCTTATCCTTGTGTAGATCCTCGGTAAAGGTAGACGCGTTCTTTTCGCCCAGGTTATGGGAAATGCCACGGATAGCCAAGTTCATCTTGCACAGACGCCAAGTCTCCTGAACGCTCTCCTGTCCAAGAATAGAGATATTCTGACGATTACCATTATGGCTCTGCACAAATCGGTGGGACTGTACAAACATACCACCCGATCCACAGCAGGGATCGTATACAACTCCGCTATATGGTTCAATTAATTCTGCTATCAACTGCACGATACAAGCTGGGGTATAAAATTCACCATCTTCCTTGGTGCCGGAAGCGGCATAAACTTGAAGGAAGTATTCATACACACGGCCGATAAGATCTTCCTCTTGGAATCGGGACTCATCGATTTTATTGACCTCATCGATGAGCTGCTTTATTTTTTCCTTCGGCGCACCGAGGGTAGCATACAAATTCAGTGAGAGTGCTCCCTTCAGCGAAGGGTTAGCGGCCTCGATATCTGCCATCGCTTGGTCCAGAATAACCGCAATGTCATTGGCACCGGCATTCTTAACGATATAAGACCAACGGGCAGTCTCCTTCAGATAGAACACGTTCACTGCGTTGTAGAAGGAAACCTTTTCAAGAAACGCAGGAATATCACCGTACTGTGCAATCAGTTCTGCACGACGCCTTTCAAACTTGTCACCTGCAAACTTCAAAAAGCACAGGCTAATAACCGCATCGCGGTTTTTATCGGTACTGCCAACGCCACGCAGGGCGACACGGCAGTTCCATAAAACAGTTTCCAACGAAACTTCTTCAACCTTTTTCTTTGTAGCCTTTGCCATATATTTACCTCTTTCTGTGCCAGAGGCACATTTCATCAGGAAATTTACAATCCAGTATTTATTTTACAAACCTACATGTGCTAAATAACGGACTTATTCGTCTGCCTTCTCAATTTTTTCTTCTTCCGCTGCACCGCCGGAGCGAATCCAATCATCTACTTCGGACAACTTAAATTTCCACAGGCGACCGACCTTGTATGCGGGCATATTGCGCTTGGCTATCCATTGCAGAATCGTCTCTCTGCCAACGCCCAAGTATTCCTGCACTTCCTTCAAAGTAGACCATTTTTCAATAATCATGTTGTTATCAGCCACTTGTTATCCTCCAGACTTAAATATTGAATGTAACGTTAATAGTAAAATCAAAAACCAACCTGCTGTCCGGGAAGCAATTATTACCTTCAGAGTCTTGCATTTCCCACACACAGGAATAGGAGCCTTCAATGCCACGGGAGTTTGCTTCCGTGGTTATTTTTATATGCTCATACGGTTTTGTATCCGGAATTTCAATCACAGTTGTTGCAATTTGAGGCTTGATGCCGCTTTGATTTACGCACACCAGCTTTCTTCCAGCCCAAACACAACGGCCTCGATTCTGTATGTTCCACTCGTGCCGAAACACTTGATAGCAATTTACATCGTGGTTTCTATCATGTTGCACATACAGGTCATCACCATCGTACAACCGCTTGTTGATTTCATAGTGACTGGAAACTTCTGCAACAATCGCATTTTCGTAGGCTTCCGGGATAATGCACTCCGCACTGTCATCTTTGCTGTTGATGAATGCCGCAACTTGGCGGGCAAGCGCAACACACAAAAAAGTCTTGTTCCTCTCCAAGTTTGCCGGAACCGCAAAGGCATCTATCAATGCAGCTACATAATCCGAAGCGATATGATTCTCGTAGTAAGCTGCAATCCTGGTCTCGTCCACAGGCTTCGGAAAGTGCTTCTTCATATTTGAATTCAGCTTTTTTGTTCTTCCTTCATACACAGCCTTCAAATAATCATCGGAATAGTTGCGTGTAATTCCTGCCGCTTTGAACAAGCCCTTCAGATATTGCGCCTGTGATGAACAGCCAAACCAAGTCGGCTGACCAACGCTACAGAACTCCGAAAATGTCATTATAGCCATCCATTCACCGCCTTTTCAAAAAGAACCACGAAAAAGAACCAAAGAACCATCCAACCAACGGCTTGACTATCTTCCACCCGAAAATTTGCCCAGGTACCATATAAGAGGCAGGTGGGAAATGCAACCCAGAAGGTTTCAGAGCGGTTCTCAAGGCTCTCGGAAATCGACCTAAACAGCCTTGATATTTTATTATATCACAAATTAATGAAAAAATCAATATGACAAGGCAAAGACAGGCATTAACCCACAAAAACTCACTTTGAGTTTAGAATGCCACCGCACTATCTTGTAATTCACCGGCCATGAATATTCCAGTGCAAGATGGATGCACAAAATCACAGCCACCTTTCTGGATAGGACGCTGATGCGACAAGGAGGGACAAGCAGTGACAAAATCTGAACGCAAAAACTGGATTATCAACATTGAAAACAGCGCTGCTGCAATCAGCGACCAATTGGGTCAGGCAGTGGTTGACTCGGTTTTCAGAAGATACGGTGCTCTTGGTCTTTGGGATTTGAACCCGGTTCATCTTCCCGATGTATTCAGCGAACTGTACACCATCGAAGCTGACTTAAGATAAAACTTCGTCAGCCGTCCTGATCAAGACATTAAACTGCTCACCGCCTGGCGCCGCATCACCTGATCACTGATGGCTCAACGGTATCTGGCGGTACAACTCAATATTACAGCTGCCTTTTGAGCGGGTTAGCTGCAATCCGAAACGGAGAGCTCCGTTTGGACTGCGGTTAGGTTTTTACACCCATTTTGTGGCAGCGCCCAGAGTCCTCCGTTTCGAGAAATCGACAAATGGAGGACTTTTTTATGAAAACCAATGAAAATCAGACCACATCAACCATCTACTACCGTCCGCTCAAGCAGTGGATCGAGGTCACCCCGGAACAGAAGCGTGACTGGGAGCGGTTCGTAGGGACTACCCGCAAGGCAAAACAGAGAGCCGGAGCTTGCTGCATCCCGTACAAAAAGAGCTACAGATGCGATGGTCTCTGCGATACCTGTGAGTTCCGCTGTATCCCAAAAAATGCTCCCCAGCATCTCTCCATCGACACTGAAATGGAGAACGCTTACGAAAACGGCGTCTCCCGCATCAGCTTTCTTTCGGACAGCAAGCTGACAACGGAGATCGATATCGACGCCCTGATCCTGAACGGTCTGCTCACGGAACTTCGGTCATCCGACCCGGAAAGCTACGAGATCCTTATGGCCATTGCAGACGGGCTTTCTGAACGAGCCGGTGCAGAGCGGCTACATATGCCCCGGAACACCTTTGTGTATAAGCGCAATCAGCTTCTGAAGCGGCTCAAAGAAAAATTCTAAAATCTTTCGGCCAACTCCTCCTTTCCTGTCCAGATGGGTCTGTGAAAGGCAACACAAGACGCCTTGGGAAAGGAGGAACCGCCGATATGAGTTACAACGCAAACCATTATGACGCCCGTGCCGACGAGGACATTGTTGATGTCCTGACCGCAATCAGCGTGGTGTCAAGGAGACTGGCAAGCAACCTGACTGCCGTACGTCAGCAGAGCAAATCCAGGGAAGGAGGAAAATCACATGAGCAGAATGAGCGATATGGCACAGACCATCGAAGATCTCCGCAGTGCTGCCGCTGCTATTTCGGATGCCGCTGACTGGCTGACGAAGACGTTCAGCGGAGAACCGCAGGCAGAGGACGCTCTTGTTTCTCCTCCCGAACCGGAACTGACGCTGGAGCAAGTTAGAGCCGTGCTTGCGGACAAGTCCCGCCAGGGACACACCGCCGAGATCCGCGCTCTGCTTCAAAAACACGGCGCGTCCAAGCTGTCACAGATCGACCCTGCTCACTATAAGGCGTTACTCGCCGAAGCAGAGGAATTGGCAGATGGCAGCTAAACACGCAGTCTTATCCGCTTCTTCTTCTGAAAGGTGGCTCAACTGCCCGCCCTCCGCAAGGCTGTGCGAAGCCTACGAGGATAAGGGCAGCGACTACGCCGCCGAGGGGACGGACGCTCATGCGCTCTGTGAGTTCCGGCTGAAGCAGGCTCTGGGGCTTCCGGCAGACGATCCCATCGAAAACCTCTCCTGGTACAACGAGGAGATGGAGGACTGCGCCGCCGGGTATGCCGCCTATGTATCGGAACTTCTGGAGGTCGCAAAGCAGGCCTGCGCCGATCCGGTCATCCTGATCGAGCAGCGAGTGGATTTTTCCCGCTGGGTGCAGGACGGCTTCGGCACCGCCGACTGCATCGTCATCGCTGACGGCGAACTGAACATCGTGGACTATAAGCACGGCAAAGGCGTGGAGGTCAGCGCCGTGGATAATCCGCAGATGATGCTGTATGCCCTCGGCGCTCTGGAGATCTTTGACGGTATCTACGACATTGATACCGTCCGCATGACCATCTATCAACCCCGGAAATCGAATATCAGCGTCTGCGTCATGGAAAAGGACGATCTGCTCGAATGGGCGCAAAACGACCTGACCTATAAGGCAAAGCTGGCATACGAGGGCAGCGGCGATTTTCACTGCGGCGAATGGTGCCGGTTCTGCAAGGCAAAAGCCGAATGCCGGGAACGAGCCGAAGCCAATCTCGTACTTGCCCGATACGACTTTGAAAAGCCGGCTCTCCTAAGTGATGAGGAGATCTCTGACATTCTGGACAAGGTGGACGCTCTTACCGCCTGGGCTACGGATGTGAAGGAATACGCGCTCCAGCAGGCTGTCAGTGGCACGGCATTCCCCGGCTGGAAGCTGGTCGAGGGCCGCTCCAACCGCAAATACACAAGCGAAGCCGCTGTAGCCGCAGCCGTTGAGGGCGCAGGCTTCGATCCTTACGAGAAGAAAATTCTCGGCATCACCGCCATGCAGAAGCTGCTGGGCAAATCCCGCTTTGAGGAACTTCTCGCACCCTACATTGAAAAGCCGCAAGGCAGGCCGACGCTCGTGCGGTCGAGCGATAAACGCCCCGAATGGAATACCGCGAAAAATGATTTTATGGAGGAAATGTAATATGTCTAACAACACAAACAGAGTCAACAACCCTATGAAAGTTATCACCGGTCCCGACACCCGCTGGTCCTACGCCAACGTCTGGGAACCGAAGTCCATCAACGGCGGCACGCCGAAGTACTCGGTGTCGCTGATCATCCCCAAGTCTGACACTAAGACGGTGGCAAAGATCAAGGCAGCCATTGAAGCCGCCTACCAGGAGGGGCAGGCCAAGCTGAAGGGCAATGGCCGCAGCGTGCCTCCTCTCTCTGCGATCAAGATCCCGCTGAGAGATGGCGATATCGAAAGGCCGGACGATCCCGCCTATGCGGGCGCCTACTTCATCAACGCTAACTCCGCCACCGCTCCCGGCATCGTAGATGCCGACCGCAATCCCGTGCTGACCCGCTCCGAGGTTTACTCCGGCGTGTACGGCAGGGCATCTATCAACCTGTACGCTTTCAACAGCAACGGCAACAAGGGTATCGCCTGCGGACTGAACAATCTGCAGCTGATCCGTCCCGGCGAACCTCTGGGCGGAAAGGCCAGCGCCGAGGCAGACTTTGCAACCGATGACGACGAGGATTTTCTCGGTTAAGACAAGGGAGGTAAAACACGATGACAACAATTCAGACGATCCTTCTTCTGACTCTTCTTATTATCTGGCTGTGCTTCAGCGTGGTCTTCCTGATCACCGCCGTGCAATCCTTCATTTACGACCGCAAGCGCGAAAAACGCGAACGGGAACAGGCGGTCCGTGACGCAGAGTATCACGAAAACCGCATGAAACTGCTGGAGAAATAAGCGACTAAGCCCCAGGGCGGCGGAGCGATCTGCCGCCCTATTGGGGTATGGAAGGAAGTGACAAAATGCAAACCTTATCCATCGATCTGGAAACTTACAGCGATCAGCCCCTCGCCAAAACCGGCGTGTACCGTTATGTGGAGTCTCCCGATTTTGAAATCCTGCTCTTTGCCTACAGCGTGGACGGCGGTCCCGTACAGCAGATAGACCTTGCCTGCGGAGAAAAGATCCCCTCGGAGGTTCTTTCCGCATTGGAGGATGAGACTGTGACCAAATGGGCCTTCAACGCCAATTTTGAACGCATTTGCCTGTCCCGGTTCCTGGACTATCCGACCGGAGACTATCTGGAGCCGGACTCCTGGAAATGCTCGATGGTCTGGGCGGCGTATATGGGGCTGCCTTTATCTCTGGAGGGGACCGGCGCTGTGCTGGGATTGGAAAAACAGAAGCTGTCTGAGGGCAAAGACCTCATTAAATATTTCTGCCAGCCCTGTGCGCCAACAAAGTCCAATGGTCAGCGCACCCGCAACCTTCCCAAACACTCCCTGGACAAATGGCTGGCGTTCAAACGATATAACATCCGCGATGTGGAGACGGAGATGTCCATCCAAGCAAGGCTCTCCAAATATCCCGTGCCGAACAGCGTGTGGGAGGAATACCATCTCGACCAGGAGATCAACGACCGCGGCGTGGGGCTGGATATGGAACTGGTACGGCAGGCCATTCAGATGGACGGGCGCTCCCGCTCGGAACTGACACAGGCAATGAAAGAACTGACTTCGCTGGACAATCCCAACTCGGTACAGCAGATGAAGCAGTGGCTTGCGGATAACGGCGTAGAGACCGATACCCTGGGCAAAAAGGCCGTAGCGGAGCTTTTGAAGACAGCCCCGCCGCAGTTGCAAAAGGTACTGACCCTGCGCCAGCAGCTTGCGAAATCCAGTGTGAAAAAGTATCAGGCGATGGAGACCGCCGTCTGCGCCGATGGCCGGGCAAGAGGGATGTTCCAGTTTTACGGAGCCAACCGCACCGGGCGGTGGGCAGGCCGCATCATTCAGATGCAGAATCTCCCACAAAATCATCTGGACGATCTGTCCGAAGCCAGAGGGCTTGTCCGGGCAGGCAACTTTGACGCTCTGGAAACGCTCTATGAGGATGTGCCGGACACCCTTTCCCAGCTGATTCGCACAGCATTCGTGCCGCAGGAAAACAGAAAGTTCATTGTGGCGGACTTCTCCGCGATTGAAGCCAGGGTGATTGCGTGGCTTGCCGGCGAGAAGTGGCGGCAGGACGTATTCGCCGCTGGCAAGGACATCTACTGCGCCAGCGCGTCCCATATGTTCGGCGTACCCGTAGAGAAGCATGGCGTCAACGGCCATCTGCGGCAGAAAGGTAAGATCGCCGAACTGGCTCTCGGCTATGGCGGCTCAGTGGGCGCACTCAAGGCTATGGGCGCGCTGGAGATGGGGCTGTCCGAGGATGAGCTTCCCGCTCTGGTCTCCGCATGGCGGCAGGCGAATCCGAAGATCGTGCAGTTCTGGTGGGCGGTTGACCGAGCCGTAATGGACGCTGTTACCCGTAAGACCACCACAAAAACACACGGCATCGTATTCTCCGCCAGAAATGGGATGCTGTTCATCACCCTGCCGTCCGGCAGGAGTCTTGCCTATGTGAAGCCTAAGATCGGGACAAATAAGTTCGGCGGAGACTGCATCACCTATGAAGGCGTTGGTGGCACAAAGAAATGGGAACGGCTGGACAGCTACGGCCCCAAGTTTGTGGAAAACATCGTCCAGGCAACCTCCCGCGATATCCTCTGTTACGCCATGCGGACCCTTCGCTGCTGCTCCATTGTCATGCACATCCATGACGAGGTGGTCATTGAAGCTGACCGCCGGATGTCCCTGCAGGCCGTCTGTGATCAGATGGGCAGGACGCCGCCCTGGGCAAAAGGCTTGCGGCTTCGCGCCGATGGCTATGAGACTGATTTTTACAAGAAAGATTAACGAGGTAACGCCTATGAGCATCAATAAATTCAACAGCGAGGGCTATTACGATCCAACCACCTATGAGGCCCTCACCAATATAGAAAAGGAAGAACGCGCCCTCCGCGCTTTCCGGCCTATCGTGTATATCTGCTCGCCCTATGCCGGAGATGTGACCGCCAACATAGAGAATGCCCGGAGATACAGCCGCTTTGCCGTAGACACGGGATACATTCCCATTGCGCCGCATCTGCTGTTTCCGCAGTTTCTCAATGACGACAATCCAAAGGAGCGTCAACTGGGGCTGTTCTTTGGAAACGCCCTCATGAGCAAATGCTCCGAGGTGTGGGTGTTCGGCGAATACATCTCTTCCGGCATGGAAGCGGAGATCCGCAGAGCCAAATGGAAGAACTACCGTTTGAGATATTTTACGGCTGCGTGCGAGGAGGTAACCGACTATGCGTGAACTGAACATCGCCTACGGCAACAACCGGCAGGCGAAGAGATGGGTCAACAAGACCATAAAATTTGACGATTTGAAGGAACGGCTCCGAGTGCCCATCCGCACCACCGAGTCCGCAGAGGAATATGCAAAGATGAGCCACGCCCAGCGGGACGCCGCCAAAGACCACGGCGGCTTTGTGGCGGGCGTGCTGAAGGGCGGCAGGCGCAAGGTCGATACCGTGGAGAGCCGCTCAATGGTTGCGCTTGACGGCGACCGCATCAACGCTGCTTTTTTGGAAAGCTATGAGTCCCTCTGCCCCTATACCTCCGCGCTATACACCACTCACAGCAGTACGGAGGAAAATCCCCGTGTCCGGCTGGTATTTCCTCTGACCAGGGACGTGACCCCGGAGGAATTTGTGGCGGTGTCCCGTTATCTCGCTCAAATGCTGGGCATCGACTATTTTGACGAATGCTCCTACCAGCCCAATCAGCTGATGTACTGGCCGTCCACTCCGGCCAACGGCTCCTTTGTGTATAAGGAGACGGACGGCGGCTGGCTCAATCCCGATGCGATCCTCACAAAACACCCGGAATGGACAGACCCCACAAGGCTCCCCACCTCTTCCAGGGAGAGCAAGGCGAATACCATCGCACAGCAGAAGGTGCAGGACCCTCTGACCAAAGAAGGCGTGGTGGGTCTGTTCAACCGCACCTATTACCCTATCAGCAAGGCGCTGGAGACATTCCTCTCCGATGTCTATGAGCCGACTGACAACGAAAACCGCTGGCATCTGATTGAATCCTCCAGCATGGCGGGCGTGGAAATCAAGGAAGACAAATTCGTCTATAGCCACCACGCCAAAGACCCGGCTTACCTCAAGCTGTGCAACGCCTTTGACATCGTCCGCATCCATCGCTTTGGAGATCTGGATGAAAAAGCGTCGTACAAGGCGATGTGCGAGTTCGCCATGCAGCAGGATGAGGTAAAGCTGCTGGCGGCAGACGAACGAATGGCGGACGCAGAGACGGATTTCTCCGGCAGCGAGGATACCGACTGGCAGAAGCGTTTCCAGTACGAACCCCGCTCCACGGTGCTGAAGAATAACCTCCACAACATCACTCTGATCCTCCAGAACGACCCGCAGCTCCAGAATATCGTGTTCAACCAGCAGCTGGACGGTATGGAGATCAAGGGCGAGGTACCCTGGAAGCACCCATCTAAATACTGGAGGGACGCTGACGATGCCCAGCTGATCAGCTATGTGGATTCCCACTACGGCACATTCTCCCAGCGCAATTATCAGATTGCTGTAACCAAGGTGGCGGACGACCGCTCCTACCACCCCATCCGTGAATATCTGGCGGCTTTGCCGGAGTGGGACGGCGTTCCCCGTGTGGACACGCTCCTCATCGACTATCTGGGCGCGGAGGATAATTCCTATGTCCGCGCCGTGACCAGAAAGACTCTCTGCGCCGCCGTGCGCCGGGTACAGGAGCCGGGCGTGAAGTTCGATACCATGCTGGTCTTAAACGGTCCCCAGGGAATCGGAAAAAGCACCCTCATTTCCCGCCTTGCCGGAGAATGGTTCTCCGACAGTCTGAACCTGAGCGATACCAAGGACAAGACCGCCGCAGAGAAGCTGCAGGGCTATTGGATTCTGGAAATCGGTGAGCTGGCGGGACTTCGCAAAGCCGAGGTGGAGACACTGCGCTCCTTCCTTTCCCGTCAGAACGACATCTACCGTGCCGCTTTCGGCAGGCGGGCGACGCCGCATCCGAGGCAGTGCATCTTCTTTGGCACCACCAACGCTGAGTCCGGCTACCTGCGGGACACCACTGGCAACCGCCGTTTCTGGCCGGTCAAAACGCCGGGCGGCGGCGTAAAGCACTCCTGGGAACTTACCAACGAGGATATCAGCCAGATCTGGGCGGAGGTGCTGGTGCTTGTAGAGAACGGCGAAAAGCTACATCTGGCTCCCGACCTGGAGACGCTCGCCAAGAGTGAACAGCGGGAAGCGCTGGAGTCTGATGAGCGCGAGGGACTGGTGCGCGAGTATCTGGAGACCCTGCTTCCGGAGGATTGGGACGGCATGGATCTGTTCGACCGCCGCTCCTTCCTCGCCGGAGTGAATAATATCGGCCGTGTGGGTACGGTCGCCAGAACACGGGTCTGCAATATGGAGATCTGGTGTGAACTTTTCGGCAAGGATCAAGGCAGCCTTGGCCGCGCCGAATCCAATAACCTCACAGCAATGCTCACCAAGCTCGGCTGGGTGCGCAAGGAGAAAAAGGAGCGCGTCAGGCCTTATGGACCCCAGTTTGTCTTTGTTCCCGGCGATGTTCCCGATTGACTTTTCAGGAACGGAGCGAATCAGGAACAGTTCCCGACTTCCGGCAGTGTTCCCAGGGGAGACTCTGGGAACGCCGTCAGGAACACACCGAATGTGCCGCCGCAAGGCAACTTTATAGGCTCTGTTCCTGTGTTCCTAAAAAAGCATATAAATTGAAAATGTATCAAAAAGACTGTACAGAACCCGTAAATCACGCATACGCACGCGCGTAAGGATTTTCAGGTTTTTAAGAACGCGGAGGTAAATCAAGATGTCAATGTATGAAATAGACAGCGCATATGTCCGCAGGTGTCAGAAGCGGCTTCAGGAATGGGGAGCGCCCCTCTCCGGCTGGTACTGTGACTATATTTATGATGTGGCCGATGAAGATGAAGATTCCGACCATATCGAATTGTTCACTTGCGAACTCTGCGATTGTACGCAAGTACGATTTGTTCATGTGATGCGGCATAACGAATATTTTGAAACTGTTTCGGTCGGCTGTATCTGCGCCGGAATTATGGAGGGCGATATCCTCGCCGCCAGAGAGCGTGAGCGGCTTATGAAAAACCGCGCCAAGCGGAAGCGGAACTTTCCGCGGCGGCAATGGCGAAAAAACTGGTACGGCAACTATCAGCTGACTTATCAGGGCAGAAAGGTGTTTATCAACAATAAGGGCGGCAATCGCTACAGTGTTTATGTTGATGGCAAGACATCCTGGAGCTACAAGGGCAAACCTCTCGACAATTTTGTCTCCGCCGCCTACGCCGCTTTTGAATTGGCCGACCCCATAGAAAGGATACGCCCATGAGAGAAAAAGAGATAGAAAAGAAGCTGATCCAAGCGGTCAAACAGGCTGGCGGCATCTGCCCCAAGCTCGTCTCTCCCGGTTTTGACGGTATGCCGGACCGCATGGTGCTGCTGCCAAATGGAAAGATTGGCTTTGTGGAAGTCAAGGCGACTGGAGAAAAGCCGCGGCTGCTGCAGTTTTCCCGCCACAGGCTTTTGCGGCGGCTGGGCTTCCTGGTGTATGTGCTGGACGATGCGGAGCAGATTGGAGGAATGCTGGATGAGATACAAACCCCATGAATATCAAAAATATGCAGTGGAGTACATCAAGACACACCCCGCAGCCGCTATCTTCTTAGACTGCGGGCTTGGAAAAACCAGCATCACGCTAACAGCCATAGCCGATCTGCTGTTTGACAGCTTCGAGATCCATAAAGTGCTGGTCATCGCACCCCTGCGAGTGGCGCGGGATACATGGACGGCTGAAGCGGATAAGTGGGATCACCTACAGAACCTCATCTGCTCCGTGGCTGTCGGAACGGAAGCCCAGCGCCGGGCGGCTTTGATGAGATACGCCGATATCTACATCATCAACCGAGAAAACGTCCAGTGGCTCATCGATGAGAGCGGCATTCCATTTGACTTCGATATGGTGGTGATCGACGAGTTGTCCTCTTTCAAGAATCACCAGACAAAGCGGTTCAAGTCGCTGTTGAAGGTCAGACCTAAAATCAGCCGTATCGTCGGACTGACCGGCACGCCCGCTTCTAACGGTCTGATGGATCTGTGGGCGGAGTTCCGCATCCTGGACATGGGTCAGCGGCTTGGACGGTTCATCACCAAGTACCGCACCAATTACTTCACACCGGATAAGCGAAACGGCCAGATCATCTACTCCTACAAGCCCCTGCCTTATGCAGAAGACGCTATCTACCGGCAGATTTCGGATATCACTATCTCTATGAAGTCCGCCGACCACCTGCAGATGCCGGATCTGGTCAGCAGCGAATACACGGTTCAGCTTTCCGAGGAAGAACAGAAAAAATACACGGACCTGAAACAGGAGCTGGTGTTGTCGCTGGATGATGCGGAGATCACCGCCGCCAACGCCGCCTCCCTCTCCGGTAAACTCTCCCAGATGGCGAACGGCGCAATCTATGATGACGGCGGCGAGACCATCCGTATCCACGACCGCAAGCTGGACGCTTTGGAGGATATCATTGAAGCCGCAAACGGCAAACCGCTTCTGGTGGCTTACTGGTTCAAGCATGACTTGAGCCGTATTTCGGAAAGGCTGCAAAAGCTGCATATCCCGTTCTCCCAGCTGGATGGCGCCGCCAGTATCCGCAGGTGGAATAGCGGAGAAATCCCTGTGGCGCTGATCCATCCCGCATCAGCCGGACATGGGTTGAATCTTCAGTCTGGTGGTTCCGCCATCGTATGGTTCGGGCTAACCTGGAGTTTGGAACTGTATCAGCAGACCGTAGCGCGGCTCTGGCGACAGGGGCAGACTTCTGAAACCGTGGTGGTACAGCACATTGTCACAAAGGACACCATTGACGAACGCATCATGAAAGCCCTCTCCCAAAAGGAGCATACCCAGACGGCGCTGATCGACGCCGTAAAAGCGGACTTGAAAATCTGAGACAACCTAAGAAAATCCGTGCCAATCCGAGGATCAAAATTTCGGAGGTACGAATATGAGCGATATCACGATTTACGAGAACCTTGCAAACGCCATCATCCTGCAGGCTGTGAAGGATTACCGCATGGCGCTGAAAAGCCTGAAAGCCAACTCCCGGAACAGGACGGTGCAGACTGATAAAGCCGAAATTGAGCGGTTCTTCCGTTCGCAGTGGTACTCGACACTCACAGATGTGAATGGCGAGATGCTGATCCTCTCCCTGCAGAAGGAGGCGGACATATGACCGCAAAAGAATATCTAAACCAGGCGCGGCACCTGGACGCACTCATCAACTGCCGCTTGCGTGAGATTGACTACTGGAGGGATTTATCGAGCAGCGTCTCAGGCAGTAATTTCGAACCGCACTACAATCCAAACAAGCCGACTGAAGCCCCTTTTGCCCGGTGTCTTGAGAAAATCGACGCCATCCAAAAGGATGTGGCGGAAAAGGTGGCGTATCTGGTGTGTCTCAAGGAAACTATCAACGCGGCAATCGACAGACTTGCCAGCCGCGAGGAGCAACTGGTACTCCGTTACCGTTACCTGGATAACTGCTCCTGGGAGGAGATATCACGGATGCTGAATGTGTCGCTGCGCACGGTGCATCGCATACATGGATCGGCTCTTCAAAATTTTTCTGTTCCGGATTGAAAGTTGGCACGGTTTGGCACAGCATGGCACACTTGACTTATGGTATGATTACAATAGCAAAGTAGAATACAGAACGGCCTTCATGGGAGCGATCCTATGAGGGCTTTTCTTATGCCCCAAGGAGGTGGCAAAGTGCCTAGGAAACCGAAACGGCCGTGTTCCTATCCCGGCTGTCCAAAGCTGACGGATGGTCAGTACTGCAAGGAGCATGAAGCTGCCGCCCGCAGACAGTACAACCGATACGGACGTCCCGCCGACAGCAACAAGAAGTACGGCAGAGCTTGGAAACGAATCCGCGACCGCTATGCTGCGGCGCATCCTTTGTGCGAGATGTGTCTGAAGGAAGGACGGCTGACTCCTGTGGAGGAAGTCCATCACATCGTTCCCCTCTCGCAGGGCGGGACGCATCGGAACGATAACCTGATGAGCCTTTGCCAGTCCTGCCACACGAAGATTCATCTTGAGATTGGCGACAGGCAGGTCCGTGGCTGACGGAGGGGCGGTCAAAATCTTCGGGACCTGCATGAGCGGACAGCGGCCTGGGGCTTCGTGCGCGAAAAAGGCGAAATCAAAAGGGTAATAAAGGCGGCGTGCGGAAGCCGCTCTATTTTTTCGAGGAAAGGGGTGAGAAAAATGCCGACAAAATCCAATAACACAGGCGGGCGCGGCGGCGCAAGACCCGGTGCGGGAAGGAAGAAATCCGCTGTCAAAGAGAAAGCTGAGAACGGCAATCCTGGCGGCAGGAAACTGGAAGTGCTGGACATTCCCGAAGTCGAGGGTGTCGATATGCCAAAGCCCCATGAGTTTTTATCCGCCGAGCAGCGTGACGGAAGCACGCTCCAGGCGGAGGAAATTTATACGGAAACCTGGGAGTGGTTAAAAAAGGTGGGCTGCGCGGCGAAGGTGTCACCTCAGCTTCTGGAGCGGTACGCCATGTGCAGCGCCCGCTGGATTCAGTGCGAGGAGATGACCAACCGCATGGGTTTCCTCTCCAAGCATCCCACCACGCAGAAGCCGATTCCGTCGCCGTTTATTAATATCGGCATCAACTACATGAACCAGGCGGTGCGGCTCTGGAACGAGATCTTCCAGATCGTGAAGGAAAACTGCAGCACCGATTACGGGGAGGTATCTCCCCAGGATGATCTGATGGAGCGGCTGCTCCGCGCAAGGAAGGGGTGAAGCTATGTTTGAGAAAGTAAATCCGTGCCACCCGGACAAGGTGGCGGACCGCATTGCCGGCGCCCTGGTGGATGCGGCGTACCGGAAAGAGGAAAATCCCAGGATCGCCGTGGAAGTCCTGATCGGCCACGGCGTCTGCCATATCATCGCGGAAACATCAGTGAGCATTCCACAGGATGAAGTGGAATCCATTGTCCATCGCATCGCAGGAAATCTGCACACGGACTATCTGGAAATGCCGCAGGACGGATGTCTTGCCAATAACCAGGCGGAAGGAATCCGCTGCGGGGACAACGGCATCTTCAAAGGTGTTCCGGTCACGGAGGAGCAGAAAGCACTCTGTGAGATCGCCAAAAGTGTATATCACACTTATCCCTCGGATGGGAAGTACATCATTGACGAAGCAAGGCTCATCCTCTGCCAGAGCAATGCCCCTGCCGCAGAGCTGCGGAAACGGTATCCGGGCGCCGAGGTCAATCCCCTGGGCGACTGGACAGGCGGCACGGATGTAGACTCTGGGGCGACCAACCGAAAGCTGGGCAGCGACATGGCCGATTCGGTGACGGGCGGCGGCCTTCACGGCAAAGACCTCTCCAAAGCGGATGTTAGTGTGAACATCTACGCATGGCTGAAGGCGCAGGAAACGGGAAAGCCCGTGGAACTGTGCTGCGCCATCGGGGAAGATACGGTGGACGGCATCCCCTATAGAGAAATCGTGGAGACTGCCCGGAGATACATCCGGTCCCTCGGCGGCTTTGAAAAATTTGCGGAATGGGGGCTGGTGCGATGAAAACGACAACCGAGATGCAGCTTGTCCCTATCGCCAAGCTGGTACCCTATGTGAACAACGCCCGCACCCATTCCCCGGAGCAGATTACCAAGCTCCGCTCGTCCCTCCGGGAGTTCGGCTTTATCAATCCCGTCATCATCGACCGGGAGTTCAATGTGATCGCCGGACACGGAAGAATCCTGGCGGCAAAGGAGGAAGGCATCCGAGAGGTTCCCTGTGTGTTTGCCGACCATCTTACCGAAGCGCAGAAGAAAGCCTATATCATTGCGGACAACCGCATGGCGATGGACGCCGGATGGGATGAGGAGCTTCTGCGGGTTGAGATCGAGTCTTTGCAGGGGATGGACTTCGACCCTCTGCTTACCGGCTTTGATGAGAAGGAGCTGACAGCCCTGTTCGATGACGGCATGGATACCAAAGAGGATGACTTCGATGTGGACGCGGAGCTGCAAAAGCCTGCTTTCTCCCGGCTGGGCGACGTATGGACGCTTGGCAGACACCGTCTGGTATGTGGGGACTCCACAAAGGCGGAGACATACACCACACTCATGGATGGCGTTAAGGCAAACCTGGTGATTACCGACCCGCCATACAACGTCAATTACGAAGGATCGGCGGGCAAAATCAAGAACGACAATATGGCTGGCGAGAAATTCTATGAGTTTCTGCTTGCCGCATTCAAAAATATGGAATCGGTCATGGCGGCGGACGCATCCATCTATGTGTTCCACGCCGACACCGAAGGGCTTAACTTCCGCAGGGCGTTTGCCGATGCGGGATTTTATTTATCCGGCTGCTGTATCTGGAAGAAACAATCTCTTGTGCTGGGACGCTCTCCCTATCAGTGGCAGCACGAGCCGGTGCTGTACGGCTGGAAGAAAAACGGCAAGCACCAGTGGTACACAGGCAGGAAGGAAACGACCATCTGGGAGTTTGATAAACCCAAGAAGAACGGTGACCATCCCACCATGAAGCCGATCCCCCTGCTGGCCTATCCGATCCAGAACAGTTCTATGGCAAACTCGGTGGTGCTGGACTCCTTCGGTGGTTCCGGTTCTACACTGATTGCCTGTGAGCAGACCGACCGCATCTGCCACATCATCGAATTGGACGAGAAGTTCTGCGATGTGATTGTAAACCGATACATTGAGCAGGTCGGTTCTGCGGATGGAGTGAGCGTCCTCCGGGACGGCAGGACATACAGCTACGAGGAGGTCACGGATGGAACAGAATAAACTGACGCTGGGCAGCCTGTTTGACGGCTCCGGCGGATTCCCTCTGGGCGGTTTGCTCTCCGGCATTACTCCGGTGTGGGCTTCGGAGATCGAACCATTCCCCATCCGGGTGACCACAAAGCGGCTGCCCTTTATGAAGCATTACGGCGATGTATCCAAAATGGACGGCGCAGATGTAGAGCCGGTGGACATCATCACCTTCGGCTCGCCCTGCCAGGATATGAGCATCGCCGGCCGGCGGGAAGGTCTGGATGGCTCCCGCTCCAGCCTGTTCTATGAAGCCGTCCGAATCGTAAAAGAAATGAGGTGTGCGACCGATGGAAAATATCCAAGGTATATCGTCTGGGAAAACGTCCCCGGCGCGTTCAGCTCCAACAAGGGCGCAGACTTCCAATCCGTCCTCGAAGAAATCTGCTCGGTCAAAGGATACGAGATTGATCCTGCTCGACCTGCGAGGTGGCCAGCCGCCGGGGAGATCGTGGCAGACGATTTCAGTCTCGCATGGCGGGTATTTGATGCGCAGTACTGGGGAGTCCCCCAACGTAGAAAACGTATCTACCTTGTCGCAGATTTTGCAGGCGGGAGCGCCGGAAAAATACTATTTGAGTCCGAAGGCGTGTCTGGGTATACTCCGCAGGGCTTCCGTCCGTGGCAAGGAACTGCCGGAACTTTTAAGGAAGGCGCTGGAGCGTCAGGCTGCGTCTGCTTAAACGACCAGGGCGGCAGCCGCATGGATGTGACGGAGGATGTCGCGGCAACGCTCCGGGCGGAAAACCACGGACACCCTCCCTGCGTAATGGGGGCGGCAGGTTTTTGTACCGAGCATTCCGCACAGGCAAGGGGCATTGGGTATGAGGAGGAAACTTCTCCCACCCTCCGTGCCGGGACGGTGCCGGCGGCGGTCTATGAGAACCATAGCCAGGATACCAGATACACCGGTCCACTGGAGACAGCGCCTACAGTAATGTCTACCTACGGCATGGGCGGCAACAACCAGCCCTTTGTGGTGGAGACACCCAAGACGCTGAAGATCCGCTCCGGCTGCGATGGCGGCGGTAAAGGTGTGCTGATTCAGGAGAATAAATCTGCCACATTGGGATGCAACAATGACCAGACGGTATTCGTGCCGTTCGTGAAGGGCACCCGCCCCCATTCTCCCGATGAGGGGCAGCAGTGGAGAGCCGCCGATGTAGCGAATACACTGAACACCTACGATGTAGGCGAGGCCCGGTGCAATGAACTGGCGGTCAGGGTGTACGGCATCTGTTCCAAGGACAGCAACGCCATGAAATCCGAGAATCCCAAGAGCGGCTTCTACGAAGCAGAAACTTCCAGATGCCTGGATGCGAACGGCGGCAATCCCGCCTGTAACCAGGGAGGCATGGCTGTGGTGGCGGTGCAGGGTTCCATGATCGGCAGGGCGGACAAAAATGGTCCCCAGGGCAGCGGCGTGAATGAGGATGTGTCTTTTACGCTGGATGCTGCCGACCGCCATGCGGTGGCTTACTGCATGACTACCGGCTCTTACACGCAGGCATTAGAGGAACAATCCCCGACTTTGATGGCGAGGGACTATAAGGACCCGCCTGTGGTGAACGAGACTGAGCCGGAGTATATCGTCCGCAGACTGACGCCTACCGAGTGCGCCCGGCTGCAGGGATTCCCAGACTGGTGGTGCGCCGGTCTTGGGACAGACGAGCCGTCTGAGGAGGAAATCGAGTTCTGGACAGAGGTGTTTGAGACACACCGAAAGATCATGGGAACCTCATCTAAACCGAAAAGCCGCAATCAGGTTATCAAATGGCTGAAAGACCCCCACTCCGATTCCGCAGAATACAAAATGTGGGGCAACGGTGTGGCGCTCCCCAATGTTTACTTCGTCCTTTCCGGCATTGTGTACTACTCACAATTCCCGGAATTTTTGTTGTGACATATTTTGTGCCGGATTCGCTTGCTATTTCCGCTGCTTAGAGTGATGAATGTAGTACCGAAAAACAAGGAGGTACAGAGAATGCGAATTGAATTTCACAGAACAGGCGCGGAAAGGAAGGCACTGGTAACAGCCATTGGAGAAATCCTGGAGGTCAGGCCGAAGTACAAAGGGATGCCAAGCGCCGCTTACGAAATCGACTATTTCACAGTAACGAAGAACGGCACTCTGGAGTTTGATGACCGGGCCGACAGCGAGGAGGTGGAAAACCTGCTGGAGCAGCTTGCCGACCGGGGAATTGTTGCAGCGCCTGCAGAAATGGTGCAGACATGGCTTAATGCAAAGGTGGAGGAATTATCTGAAAAAAGAGAAACCGAGCCACAGGCGGCAAACGTGGGGCTTACGGTGGAAATCCCTCTGGACAAGGTGGCGGTGGGCAACCTCACCAAGCTGCTGGACGCCAAAGGAAATCTGATACGGAAAGCCCTGGGCATCACCGATCTTCGCATTGAGGTTTTGGAAGATCGGGTGGCGTTCCCATGGTTCTCCCAGGTAGATGCGGATTCTGCAGCCGCCTACACCCATTTCATTTCCGCACTTTGCGAGATGAGCAGAAATGCCAAGCGAGTGACGGCGACCGAAAAGCCGGTGGATAACGAGAAATACGCATTCCGCTGCTTTCTCCTGCGGCTGGGCTTTATTGGCAGCGAGTACAAAGCGGAGCGCAAGATCCTGCTGAAGAACCTCTCTGGGTCCTCGGCCTTCAAGAATGGAGGTGCCGGCCATGCGGTTTCCGAGTAAAGATACCGTGGAGCGTATCCGCCGGGACTATCCCGCCGGCACCCGTGTGGAACTGGTGCGGATGGATGATGCCCAAGCGCCGCTCGCCGGTACGCTCGGCACGGTACTCGGTGTGGATGATACCGGTTCCCTCCTCATGCGCTGGGACAACGGCAGCGGCCTGAACGTGGTCTATGGGGAGGACATTGTGAGAAAGGTGGGTGACCGCCGTGCCGAATAACATTCTGAAGGACTTCTTCTATGGGAACATTAATCCGAATGAAAAGCAGTTTGATTGTAATTCGGAGTATGGAAAAGCCGCTGCCGGTCTGGCCGATGAAGAAGAAAAACTCCGATCCATGCTGGATCATGAGACGTCCGAAATCCTTGATAAGATGATTTGCCTGCAAGCCTCCATTACGGGCATGACCGCTGAGGAGTATTTTATTGATGGGCTGCGGACGGGATTCCGGCTGGCTCTCGCTATACTTGATGAAGGAAAAAACGGCTCTCTCACGCCAATTACGGATGGTGGAAAAAGGCTGTAAACTACACAATATCCAGCCGTCATCTTTGTGTAGTATATTATCGGAAATGGCCTTGCTATTATCCTCTTTTAGAGCGAATATGTGTACACCGAAAGGGAAAACACACCAAACGAAAACGGAGGATTTCAGAATGAACGAGAAAACCGCAAGGCAGATTACAGAGATGAAAAAGCAGACCATCGGGGTCGAGGTCGAGATGAATAACATCACCCGCCAGAAGGCAGCCAAGGCTGCCGCCGAGTTTTTCGGCACCGGACGCTACGAGAATACCGCCGGCCGCAACGGATACAGCACCTGGTCGGCCTGGGACGCAGACGGGCGCGAGTGGAAGTTCCAGAAGGATGTTTCCATTGCGGGACCGGATGACCAGAAATGCGAACTGGTCACCCCGATCCTGACCTACGATGACATCGAAACCCTGCAGGAGCTTTGCAGGCAGCTTCGTCACAACGGAGCCAAGAGCGACGCCTCCAGAGGATGCGGGGTCCACATCCACATCGGGGCAAACGGGCACACCCCGCAGAGCCTTCGCAACCTTGCCAACATCATGGCGAGCCACGAAAGCCTGATTGCCGAGGCACTGAAACTGGACCGGGGCCGCATGAGCCGCTACTGCCGCACGGTGGACCCAAGATTCTTAGAGCAGGTCAACCGGAGAAAACCCCGCACAATGGCACAGCTTGCGGATATCTGGTACAACAGCAACGGCGCAAATTACGGCAGAAACCATCACTACAACGACAGCCGCTACCATATGCTCAACCTCCACGCCACTTTTACCAAAGGCACGGTCGAATTTAGGCTCTTCCAGTTTGATGAGCCAACCGCAGAGCGCCGGGGCGGCATCCATGCAGGCCAGCTTAAGAGTTACATCCAGCTTTGCCTGGCCTTAAGCCAGATGGCAAAGGATGTGCGGACGGCAAGCCCCAAGCCCCAGCAGAACGAGAACCCCAAATATGCCATGCGCACCTGGCTCCTCCGCCTGGGCTTCATCGGTGAGGAATTTGCAACAGCAAGGGATTTCCTGACCCGCAACCTGACCGGGGACACCGCTTTCCGGCACGGCAGAGCAGCCGCTTGAAGGAACCGCAGGAGTTAGCCTCCTGCCACCTTATCCCTGACCGCTTCAGCGGTCTTAAGGTGGTAGAAGGGTAACCCCTTCGGAAAGGATGGATACCATGAAAGAAAAAAGATACTACATCGCCTACGGCAGCAACCTGAATGTCCGGCAGATGCGGATGCGCTGCCCTCACGCCACGATCCTCGGCACGGCAAACCTCAAGGATTGGGAACTGCTTTTTAAGGGGAGCCGGACCGGCTCTTACCTGACCATTGAAGAATGCGAAAACGGCACGGTTCCCGTGGTGATCTGGGAGGTGACGGCTGCAGACGAAGCCGCCCTCGACCGTTATGAAGGATTCCCGACCTTTTACTACAAGCGGGATATCCGTCTCCAGTACAAAGGCATCCGGACAGGCAGACGCAGGACGGTGACGGCCTTTGCCTACATCATGCACGAGGACAGGCCGATTGGGATTCCCAGCAATCTCTATATGCGGACTTGCCTGGAAGGGTACGACGCCTTCCGCTTTGACAAGAATATTCTGGTTGACGCCTACGATAAATGCAGGGAGGTATGCGTATATGAAGGATAATGTGATCCGAATGGCGGTTTGCCCGATTTGCGGCAGGACCTACCACGGCGCCCCGGCACTTTCCAGAGAGGATAACAAAACGCTCATCTGCCCGGACTGTGGCACCCGACAGGCGCTCCAGTCCATTGGCGTGGAGCCGTCCGAGCAGGAGCAGATCATTGAGACGATCCACCGCCATACGCAGGAGTAATGTACACAGATTCCTTCGCTGATCTTTGTGCAGATTATGCTCAGAATTAACTTGCTATTATGTGGTTTTAGAGCGAATATATACACACCGAAAGGGAAAACAAAGAAACACGGAGGATGAAGACCATGACAATCAACGAAGCAATGAAAAAGTACAGACTGCCGAACCCAACCACCCCGGAAGACCTGGAATGCCGGTGGAGCAAGATCTTAACCTTCGGGGACAAGATCGTGATGGCGGGATATTTTTACAACGGACAGAACCGCCCCTGCTATTTCGGCGCGGCATACGAGTTCCTTACCGATGACCACACCTGCGAAGGGATGATCGGCCTGAAAGCAGCCAGCGGGGTTGAGTTTGAGGATGACGGCCACGCCATTGCCTGGGCGATGCATCAGTAAACAACAGCACAAACCAATAGCCTGAGATTGAGCCGGCCGGCTCTTTCTCTCGTACAGAACCATTTTGGAAGTCGCAGCGATGCGGCTTATTTTTATGCCATTTGGGAGGTGGTGTCTATGCGAAAACTGAAGAAATATAAGCCTACCAAGTTCATGGCGAAGACCTCGCACTATGATAAGGACGCCGCCGACTATGCGGTCATGTTCATCGAGTCCCTCTGCCACACCAAGGGCACCTGGGCGGGAAAACCCTTTGAACTGATTGACTGGCAGGAACAGATCATCCGCGACCTGTTCGGCGTGTTAAAGCCCAATGGCTACCGTCAGTTTAATACAGCATATATCGAGATCCCCAAGAAACAGGGCAAATCGGAGCTTGCCGCCGCCGTGGCGCTCCTGCTTCTCTGTGGGGACGGCGAGGAACGGGCTGAGGTGTATGGCTGCGCCGCTGACCGCAACCAGGCAAAGATCGTGTTTGATGTGGCGGTGGATATGGTGCGGTTCTGTCCGGCGCTTTCCAAGCGGGTAAAGATCCTGGAATCCCAGAAGAAGATCACCTACCTTCCCACCAACAGCTCCTACCAGGTGCTTTCGGCGGATGTGGCGAACAAGCATGGCTTTAATACCCACGGCGTAATCTTCGATGAGCTGCATACCCAGCCTAACCGGAAACTCTTTGACGTCATGCTCCAGGGCTCCGGGGACGCCCGGATGCAGCCGCTTTACTTTCTGATCACCACGGCCGGCAACGATACCAACTCCATCTGCTATGAGGTACACCAGAAAGCCATTGACATCGCAGAGGGACGGAAGGTTGATCCTACCTTTTATTCGGTCATTTACGGTGCTGCCGAGAATGAGGACTGGACAGACCCCAAGGTCTGGAAGAAGGCAAATCCTTCCCTGGGCATCACGGTGGGGATCGACAAGGTCAGGGCAGCCTGTGAATCCGCCCGGCAGAATCCTGGCGAGGAGAACGCTTTCCGGCAGCTAAGGCTCAATCAGTGGGTGAAACAGTCTGTCCGTTGGATGCCGATGGACAAGTGGGACGCCTGCGCGTTTCCGGTTTCCGAGGACGATTTGGAAGGCCGCATCTGCTACGGCGGGCTGGACTTGTCCTCCACCACGGACATCACGGCTTTTGTGCTGGTGTTTCCACCGCTGGATGAGGAGGACAAATACTACATCCTGCCCTACTTCTGGATACCGGAGGAAACCCTTGACCTCCGTGTCCGCAGAGATCATGTTCCCTACGATTTGTGGGAGCGCCAGGGGACGCTGATGACCACTGAGGGAAACGTGGTTCATTACGGCTACATCGAGAAATTCATTGAACAGTTGGGCGAGCGTTTCAACATCCGGGAGATTGCCTTTGACCGCTGGGGCGCTGTGCAGATGGTGCAGAACCTTGAGGGCATGGGCTTTACGGTGGTTCCCTTCGGGCAGGGCTTTAAGGATATGTCCCCTCCGACCAAGGAGTTAATGAAGCTGGTGTTGGAGGAGAAAATCGCCCACGGGGGACATCCGGTGCTGCGGTGGATGATGGATAACATCTATATCCGCACGGACCCGGCGGGCAATATCAAGGCGGACAAAGAGAAATCCACAGAGAAGATCGACGGCGCAATCGCCACCATCATGGGGCTTGACCGGGCGATCCGCTGCGGCAACGATACAGGCGCTTCGGTTTATGACAGCCGGGGGCTTTTGTTTATCTGAAAGGACGGTGATTCGATATGGGTATCTTTTCCGGGCTGTTCCGTTCCAGGGACAAGCCCCAGAACCGTACTGCAGGCAGCGCCTACAGCTTTTTCTTTGGAGGAAGCACGGCAGGCAAGCGTGTCAATGAACGCTCCGCCATGCAGATGACAGCGGTGTATTCCTGCGTCCGTATCCTGGCCGAAGCGGTGGCAGGTCTGCCGCTGCACCTCTACCGCTACAAGGAGGACGGCGGCAAGGAAAAAGCCATTGACCATCCGCTGTATCTGCTCCTGCATGACGAGCCGAACCCGGAGATGAGTTCCTTTGTGTTCCGGGAAACGCTCATGACGCACCTGCTTCTGTGGGGCAACGCCTATGCTCAGATCATCCGCAATGGAAAGGGAGAAGTGATCGCCCTCTATCCGCTGATGCCAGATCGGATGACTGTGAATCGTGACAGCAAAGGACAGCTATATTACGAATACACCGTCAGCATGGATGATGCTCCTACGATTAAGGGAAGCCTTGTCCGGCTGAACCCCTCCGATGTTCTGCATATTCCAGGGCTTGGCTTTGACGGGCTGGTGGGCTATTCCCCTATCGCAATGGCCAAGAACGCCATCGGCATGGCGATTGCCTGTGAGGAATACGGGGCGAAGTTCTTTGCCAACGGCGCCGCTCCCGGCGGTGTGCTGGAGCACCCCGGCACAATCAAAGACCCCCAGCGGGTACGGGAGAGCTGGCAGTCCACCTTCGGCGGCAGCGGCAACAGCAATAAGATCGCCGTGCTGGAAGAGGGCATGAAATACACGCCCATCGGCATCTCACCGGAGCAGGCGCAGTTTTTGGAAACGAGAAAGTTCCAGATCAATGAGATCGCCCGCATTTTCCGGGTGCCGCCCCACATGGTGGGCGACCTGGAAAAGTCGAGCTTTTCCAATATTGAGCAGCAGTCTTTGGAGTTTGTGAAATACACGCTGGAGCCCTGGCTGGTGCGCTGGGAGCAGTCCATCCAACGGACGCTCTTTTCTCCGGAGGAAAAGAAGCGGTACTTTGCCAAGTTCAATGTGGAAGGGCTGCTCCGGGGTGACTATGCCAGCAGGATGTCCGGCTACGCCACGGCGAGGCAGAACGGATGGATGAGCGCCAATGACATCCGTGAACTGGAGAATATGGACCGCATCCCGGCTGAGGAAGGCGGCGATCTCTACCTGATCAACGGCAATATGCTCCCGCTGGGAAATGCGGGTGCTTTTGCAGATACACAAACGGGAAAGGAGGAAAACCCCGATGAAGAAGTTCTGGAAGTGGAAGAACCAGGCAGCGATGGAGACAGCTCCGGCGGAACGGACGCTGTTCCTGAACGGCACCATCGCCGAGGAAAGCTGGTTTGACGATGACGTCACACCCCAGCTTTTTAAGGAGGAACTGATGTCCGGGGACGGCGATATTACCGTCTGGATCAACTCTCCCGGCGGGGACTGTGTGGCGGCCGCTCAGATCTACAACATGCTCATGGATTACCCCCATGATGTGACCGTAAAGATCGATGGCATCGCCGCAAGCGCAGCCTCGGTCATCGCCATGGCCGGCACGAAGGTGCTGGTATCTCCGGTGTCCATGATGATGATCCACAATCCCATGACGGTGGCGATGGGCGATACCGCAGAGATGCAGAAAGCCATCGAGATGCTTTCGAGCGTCAAGGATTCCATCATTAACGCCTACGAGATCAAGACCGGGCTGTCCCGCGCTAAGCTCTCCCATCTGATGGATGCCGAGACCTGGATGGATGCGAACAAGGCGGTGGAGCTTGGCTTTGCCGACGACGTCCTGCACCGGGCGGATATACCGGAGGATGTGGAGCCGCCTGCGGTGTCCATGCTCTATTCCAAAGCCGCTGTGGTGAATTCCCTTATGGATAAGATCGCAGCCAAATGCAGGACCAACCCTAAGAAAACTGAAAAACCCAACCCCCAGGGCCGCTCTTTAGACAGTCTTTACGAGCGGCTCAATCTTTTGAAGCATTAAGGAGGATACGACTATGACGATTTTGGAACTGCGCGAGAAGCGCGCGAAAGCCTGGGAAGCCGCCAAAGCCTTTCTGGATTCCCACAGAAATGATAAGGGCGTCCTGTCTGCCGAGGATGACGCCGCCTACACCCGCATGGAGCAGGAAATTACCGACCTTGGCAAGGAGATCGCCCGCCTGGAACGCCAGGAGGCGCTGGATGCGGAATTGAACCGTCCGGTGAACAAGCCCCTGACGGGTAAGCCTATGAACGGCAAGGAGGAGAATAAGACCGGCCGCGCCACGGATGAGTACCGGCAGAATTTCTGGAACATGATGCGCTCCAAAGCGCCTATGCCCTCTGTGGTAAACGCCCTGCAGATCGGTACGGATTCCGAGGGCGGCTATCTGGTGCCGGATGAATATGAGCGTACTCTGGTGGAGGCGCTGGAGGAAGAGAACGTGTTCCGCCAGCTCGCCAAAGTAATCCAGACCTCCAGCGGCGACCGCAAGATTCCGGTGGTGGCAACGAAGGGCACCGCATCCTGGATTGACGAGGAAGGCGCCTACACCGAGAGCGACGATTCCTTCGGCCAGGTATCCATCGGGGCCTACAAGCTGGGGACGATGATCAAGGTTTCCGAGGAACTCTTGAACGACAGCGTCTTTGACCTGGAAAGCTACATCTCCCGTGAGTTTGCCCGACGCATCGGCGCCAAGGAGGAAGAAGCCTTCTTTACCGGGGACGGCTCTGGCAAGCCCCTGGGCATCCTGGCTTCGAGCGGCGGCGCGGAAACCGGCATCACCGCCGCGTCCGCTACCGCCATTACGGCGGATGAGCTGATCGACCTGTTCTACTCCCTGAAATCGCCCTACCGCCGCAACGCCGTGTGGGTGCTGAATGACTCCACCATTAAGGCCATCCGCAAGCTGAAGGACAGCAATGGCCAGTACCTGTGGCAGCCTTCCCTGACCGCAGGCACGCCGGATACCATTCTGGGCCGTCCTGTGCGCACTTCCGCTTATATGCCCGCCATCGCCGCCAGCGCCAAGACCATCGCTTTCGGCGATTTCAGCTACTACTGGATCGCTGACCGCCAGGGGCGTTCCTTCAAGCGCCTGAACGAGCTGTACGCGGCAAACGGTCAGGTGGGCTTCCTCGCTTCCCAGCGCGTGGACGGCAAGCTGATCCTGTCCGAGGCCATCAAGGTGCTGGCACAGAAAGCATCGACATAACGGAAAGGGGGCGGCGGTGATGGACACTCTGCTGGAAAAAGTCAAGGCAAACCTGATTCTGGAGCATTCGGCGGATGATGCGCTTTTGCAGGGCTACATCACCGCCGCTGTTTCCTATGCGGAAAGCTACCAGCACGTCCCGGAAGGGACTTATGCTGAAAATCCCATGCCTGCTACCACCGAACAGGCGGTGATCATGCTGGCATCCCACTTCTACGAGTCCAGGGACGGTTCCACGGGCGGCTTTTTCGCGGACAATGTACAGGCCGGCCAGCAGGTCTGGAACACGGTCAACCTTCTGCTTCGGCTCGACCGGGAATGGAAGGTGTGACATGGGCTTTGGAAAGATGAACACCTTCATTTCGCTTGTGGAGAAACAGTTCACGCAGGATGATGAGGGATTCAAGACAGAAACGGATGTGACCGTGGCGGAGGTCCGGGCTTACCGGGAAGGCCGACATGGCAGTGAAAAATGGGCCAATATGGCGTCCTTTTCTACCGCCACCGACCTGTTCCGGTTCCGGGTAATCCCCGGCGTAGCAGTCACAACGGATATGCGCATCCTCTGCGATGGGCATACCTTTGAGATCACTTCGGTGGAAGACGTCAAAGGCCGGGGGATGTATCTGGAGATTATGGCGCAGGAGGTGAAACCCGGTGGCTAAGGTTCAGATGAAAATGCCGGACGACTTTCTGATGAAGGTGTCCAGGCTGGCGGACAAGACGGATGAGATTCTCCCGAAGGTGCTGGAGGCAGGCGCGGAGGTTGTGGAGGACAAGGTGCGCTCCAATTTGCAGGCGGTCATCGGCAGCGGGACGAAGTATGAGTCCAGAAGCACCGGGGAACTTCTGCGCTCCCTTGGCACTTCACCTGCCCTGCAGGATAAGAACGGTGATTTCAATGTAAAGGTGGGTTTTTCCGAGCCTCGTTCCGATGGCGACAGCAACGCCAAGATCGCCACCATCCTGGAATACGGCAAAAGCGGCCAGCCCGCAAAACCCTTCTTAAAACCAGCCCGTTCCTCTTCCCGGAATGCCTGTATCAACGCCATGAAGGCGAAGCTGGACGAGGAGGTGGAGAAGATTTGAGCCTGCTTTCGGAAATCAAGGCTGCGGTCACCGGCTGCGGACTGCCTGTGGAGACGGGCGTGTTCTCCGGGGAGCCGCCGGAGGAATATGTGGTGGTCACGCCTTTGGCGGATACCTATGAACTTCACGCAGATAACCTGCCGGGGTATGAAGCCCAGGAGGCGCGGCTCTCCCTGTTCTCCAAAGGGAACTATCTGATGCGGAAGGGGCAGCTTTCAAATGCGCTCCTTGCCGCTGATTTTGTGATTACGGACAGGCGGTACATCGGCCATGAGGACGATACCGGCTACCACCACTATGCCATTGATGTGGCAAAACTGTATGGATTGGAGGAATGAACTATGGCTACCATTGGCCTTGATAAACTTTTCTACTCGAAGATTACCGAGGGTGAAAACGGCGATGAGACCTATGCCGCCCCGGTGGCTTTGGCAAAAGCCATGACCGCCGAGCTTTCCGTGGAACTGGCGGAAGCTACGCTGTACGCAGACGATGGCGCGGCGGAGGTCGTGAAGGAGTTCCAGAGCGGGACGCTGACGCTGGGTGTGGACGATATTGGGAAAAGCGTGGCGGAAGACCTGACCGGGGCGGTGATTGATGAAAACGGCGTCCTGATCTCCGCATCGGAGGACGGCGGCGCTCCGGTTGCCATCGGCTTCCGGGCCAAGAAAGCAAACGGCAAGTACCGCTATTTCTGGCTGTACCGCGTGATTTTTGGTATCCCGGCCACCAACCTGACCACCAAGGGCGAGAGCATCGAGTTTTCCACCCCTTCCATCGAGGGGACGGTGACCCGCCGCAATAAGGTGGACGGCCAGGGCAAACACCCCTGGAAAGCGGAGGTGTCCGAGGATGACTCCGGTGTGTCTCCCACGGTTATCACGGGCTGGTACGATGAGGTCTATGAGCCGTCCTATGCGGATCAGACATCTGACACAGGCGGCGAAGGGTAATAGGAGGTTTTGAGATATGGATGAAAGAACAGCTACTGTCAATATCGGCGGGCAGGAATACGAAATGCTCCTGACCACCAGGGCGACCAAGGCCATCGCCGGACGCTACGGCGGGCTGGAGAACCTGGGCGAGAAGCTGATGAAAGCGGAAAATTTTGAGATGGCTCTGGACGAGATCGTGTGGCTGATTACCCTTCTCTGCAACCAGCTCATCCTCGTCCACAACCTGAAACACCCGGAGGACAAAAAGCCGGAACTGACCGCCGATGAGGTGGAGCTTCTCACCTCCCCGATGGAGCTGACCGACTACAAGGACGCCATCATGGAGGCAATGTACCGGGGTACCAAGCGGAACGTGGAAAGTGAGCCGGAGGGAAAAAACACGGCGGCCGGGTAAGTGACGAGGAGTTGTTTACCCGGCTTTTGTATTACGGCATGGCCCATCTGAATCTCTCGCAGGATGAGGTGTGGCTCATGCCGTTTGGTTTGCTTATGGATCTCTGGGAATGCCATAAGCAGTTTATGGGAATCGCAAAGCCGAAGCAGGTGCTGACCATTGACGATGTGATTCCCTACGGAATTTAAGGAGAGGAGGTGCGGTCCGTGGCGGATAATTTCGGTCTAAAGATTGGCATTGAGGGCGAGAAGGAATTTAAAAAGGCTCTGTCCGAGATCAACCAGTCCTTCAAGGTGCTTGGCTCCGAGATGAAGCTGGTGTCCTCGCAGTTTGATAAAAACGATAAGTCCGTGCAGGCGCTTTCCGCGAGGAATACTGTTCTGAACAAGGAAATCGACGCCCAGCGCCAGAAGATCGAAACGCTGCGGGCTGCCCTCCAGAACGCCTCCGAGTCCTTTGGGGAGAACGACCGCCGGACGCAGAACTGGCAGATCCAGCTTAACAACGCCGAAGCCGCCCTAAACGGCATGGAACGGGAACTTTCCGCCAATGAGCGGGCCATTGAGTCCCTCTCCCGGCAAGAGACGGAGGCGGCGGACGCCACAGAACGGCTCTCCCAGGAGATTTCCCGTCAGGAAGAGGAACTGGCCGGGATGAAACGCGCCTATTCCAATGCGGTTCTGGAGTACGGGAAAGGCTCCAGCGAGGCAAAGGAACTGGAGGGGCGTATTTCCCAGCTTTCCGGGGAACTGCGGGAGAACCGGGAGCGGATGAAGGATGCCGGGGATGTGGCGGAGGATTTCGGCGATTCGCTGGAGGACGCATCCAGCGGGGCAGATAAATTAGGCTCCGGCCTTTCGGTCGCTACGGTGGCGATGGGCAATCTCATCTCCTCCGGCATCCAGGCGGCGTTAAGCGGCATCCAGGAACTTGGCAGCGCCATCTGGAACCTGGACGAAGCCACTGAGGAATACCGGGTAGCCCAGGGTAAGCTGACCACTGCCTTTGAAGCGGCGGGATACAGCGGGGACGCGGCACAGAAATCCTACACGGAGTTCTATAAAATCCTGGGCGATACGGACACGGCCACAGAAGCGTCCCAGCTCCTGGCGCAGCTTGCCCAGAACGAGCAGGACATTACCAAGTGGACAAACATTGCCGCAGGCGTTTACGGCACCTTTGGCGATGCCCTCCCCATCGAGGGCATGATCGAGTCCGCCAACGAAACCGCCAAGGTGGGACAGGTCACGGGCTCCCTGGCGGACGCCCTAAACTGGGTGGGCATCAGCGAGGATGCCTTCAATGAAAAGCTGGCAGCCTGTTCCAGTGAAAGTGAACGGAACCGTCTCATCATGGAGACCCTCTCCGGGGCCTATGACGAGGCGAGCGGCGCGTTTTACCGCAACAATGAGGCGCTGGTGGCTTCCAGAGAAGGACAGGCGCAGCTTGACGAGACCCTGGCGGGGCTTGGGGAAACCATCTCCAATGTGAAGAACAGCCTCCGGGCAGAGTTCCTCCCGGCAATTTCGGAAGTCATCTCCGCCTTTACCGACATGGTCAACGGCGTGGACGGGGCGGATGAAGCCTTTGCCGGGGCCATTACGGGGCTGGTGAACACGGCGGTTTCCATGCTGCCGCAGTTTGTAAACACCGGGATGCAGATGCTGACCTCGCTGCTTTCCGGCATCATCCAGAGCCTTCCGGCTGTGATGGAAGGCGCGACGCAGATCATCGTCACGCTGGCCCAGGGCATCGCGGCGGCGGTTCCCACTCTGATTCCGCAGATTGTCCTTGTGGTTACCCAGATCGTACAGACCCTGATCGAAAACCTGCCGATGATTCTGGACGCGGCGCTGCAGCTTATTATGGGGCTGGCCCAGGGGCTGCTGAACGCCATCCCGGTCCTGATCGCGGCCCTGCCCGCCATCATTACGGCGATTGTGGAGTTCATTGTCGGAGCAATCCCACAGATCATCAATGCCGGGATACAGTTATTGACCTCGCTGGTCTCCGCACTGCCGGAGATCATCACGGCCATTGTAGCGGCGATTCCGCAGATCATTGACGGGCTGGTGACGGCCATCCTCGGCAGCATCCCCCAGATCATTGACGCAGGGGTGAACCTGCTGATTTCCCTGATCCAGAACCTGCCGACCATCATTACCACCATTGTGGGGGCAATCCCGCAGATTATTTCCTCGCTGGTAAACGCCATCCTGAACAGCATCCCGCAGATCATCCAGGCAGGCGTGCAGCTATTTGTGTCGCTGATCCAGAACCTGCCTACCATCATCGTGGAGATCGTAAAGGCGGTGCCGCAGATCATTGCGGGGATTGTGAATGCCTTTACCTCGTCTATGGGGCAGATCGTCAACATCGGCAAGAACATCGTGCAGGGGCTGTGGCAGGGTATCCAGAGCCTTGCCGGATGGATCTGGGACAAAGTCTCCGGCTGGATTTCCGGCATCTGGGACGGGATCTGCAGCTTCTTTGGCATCAACTCTCCATCCAGGGAAATGGCCTGGGTAGGCGAAATGCTGGGCAGGGGTCTTGCCGGCGGCATCGAGGACAGCGCCGGCGAAGCGGTCAGCGCCGCAGAGGATTTGAACAACGGTATTCTGGGCGTGATGAACGGGCTGGCAGCGGATATGCAGTCCGCTGTTCCCTCGAATTTTGCCTTTGACGCCGGCGGGACGATCCGCTCTGCGTCCGGCGGCATGAACAGCGGGGGTGCGTCCTTTGGAACCCTCATTACCATCCAACAGATGATTGTCCGCAGCGAGGATGACATCCGCAGGATTTCCCAAGAACTTTACAATCTCATGCAGGTCGGCTCCCGCGCACAGGGCCGCATCATTACAGCCTAAGAGGAGGTGGGATTTATGGGCTTTCAATACAACGGAATTTCTTCTCAGTCCATGAATATCAAGGCCCGTCTTACCGGCTGGCAGATGGTTCCTGCTCTTCGGAGCAATACGGAAACTGTCCCCGGTAAAGCGGGCCTTGCGGACTTTGGGGCAGACAGCGGCGAGCGGTACATCGATGTTTCCTGCAATGTCTATCCGCAGAAAACCTTTGCCGGTTTGGTGGCAGTTTTAGATCGGGCGGCGGCATGGTTAGACCCTACGGTGGGGACAAAACAGCTTGTACTGGACGATGTGCCGGACCGGTATTTTATGGCCCGGCTTTCCGATACGGTAGACTGTGAACGGCTCCTGCGGTCGGCCGGTTCCTTTACCCTCCGTTTTCTTTGCCCTGACCCTTACGGATACGCGCTGGATGATGAAACCTTTACCCTCTCCCAAGCGGGGGAGCATGAGGTGGAGCGTGAAATCGGAAACACAGACTCCGAGCCGGTGTATTCCCTGCAGGGGACAATTTCCTCCGGTGCGGTTGTACTGACGACTAACGGAGAGACCCTGCGGGTGGTTGGCCCTCTGGCTACGGGTGAAGTGCTGGTGATCGACACCGGAATGGTCACAGCCAAAGTGACGGACAGCGCGGGCAATACCCTGCGAAACGGCCTGCCCTGTTTGGAGGAATTGAATTTCCCAGTGCTGCGCCGGGGTGTGAATGAAGTGGAAATCGCGGTTGAGGGCAGCGCCGTTTTTACCGAACTTCACATACAAGCCAAGAGCCGATGGAGGTAAGCGATGGCAGTAAAAACTACTTTGACTGCGCAGGAGGACTTTACCGGGGAATTTCCATCTGCATGGGCAGGCTCCGGCCTCTGGCGCTTTAACGAGTCCGAACCGGACAGCAACGACCGGCTGATGGATTCTTCCGGCAATGGCCGGGATTTCAATATTATCAACTGGAGCGGCACCACGGCAAACCTGCTGGAAGGCTGGCGTGGACATTATTTCCGCTTCAACATCAATAACCCAACCTCGGAGAAAACATATCTTCAAGCCGTAAACGACGGCTCGATTTTCTCCTCGCTGGGGGAACGGATTGTGGTGGGCGGCTGGATGAACCCCACCATTTACTCGGTAGGTAATACCTTCTGCCCTATTTTTAACACAAGGCAGGGGCCGGGCCAGCCGATCCTGTATCTTTCGCTGTATTCCGGGCGGCCCCGCCTAATGCTCTATAATTCCTCCGGCTCCCTGATTTTGGACGAGTCGGTAACGCCCCCGTTTTCTCTGGTAAACAACGGCTGGTATTTCCTCGCCGCTGTGATCGAGCCGGACGCATACAAAGCCTGCTATGTGGTAGGCGATCGCAGCACCGGTACAGTCTGGATTTCAAACGAGCTGACGATTGAGGGTGAACTGAACCGTTCCTGTACCGCCGACCTTATCATGGGGATGCACGCTGACACCTATTATTACGCAGGCGGCTTTGATGATTGGTTTCTGGATACGGATTCTTCTTTGACTGCCGAAGATCTGGCGGAATATTTTAAGGCCACTCTGTTTGCCAACGGCGGAGATATGTCCGGTGATGTGGATGCGCTCACCGAGCCGGGGAGCGTTACCCTTAGAAGCTCGGACGGAGCCTATCCATCCAGCGGGCAGCTTATTACAAAGGCGGCAGCCTGCTCCCTTTCCGGTACGGGACGCGTGGCTGCGACCAGCGAATATACAGCGGGCGTGACTGCCATTGAACAAGTGGAAACCTCCACTTCGGATGATTTGGAGGAATGGTCTGCCTGGCAGGCTATCGGCACCAGCGGCGAGCTGCAATCTCCGAACCGGCAGTATATCCGCTTCCGTGTGACGCTTGCCACTGAGGATACCAGCCGAACTCCGAAGCTGTTGGAAATCCAGCTCCACGATATACCGAAGGCCCCCTATGAAAAGCTGGGCTTTGCACGCCCGGTAGTGCTGGATGCAAACGGCGCGTGGGAAGCGGTTCTGGAAAATGCCTTTGATATTGTTGTCACCAGCGAAGTCAACGGGGCCGATACCATGGAATTTTATCTGCCTTTCCATGATCCCAAGCGGGCCATGCTGGACAATGAAAAGCAGGTGCAGATCGTCAATGACATTTACCGCATACGAACCCTCACCGATACGAAGGACACCGATGGCCGGATTGTGACTCAGGTCTATGCCGAAGCTGCTTTTTATGACCTGTCCTTTTCTGAGGAAAAAGAAACGGTGGACTTTAACGCGGATACAGCGGACGCGCCGATGCGGTACGCGCTGGAAGGCACCGGCTGGTCGGTGGGAACGGTCAACGTCACCACTCTGCGCACATGGCAGTGTACGGAGAAAAACGCCCTTTCCATTCTGCGGGCCACGCAGAATATCCACGGCGGCGACCTGATTTTTGATTGCCCGAACCGACTCGTCCATCTTCTTACCTTTGGCGGGAATGACAGCGGCGCTCTGTTTGCATATCGCAAAAATCTCAAAAGTATTGAGCGGGTGGTGGATACCCGCAGCTTGGTAACAAGGCTCTATGCCTATGGCAAGGATGGAATGACGTTCGCCTCGATCAATGGCGGCAAGGACTATGTGGAGGATTTCTCCTATACCACCGAAGTACGCATTTCCACGCTGGACTGCTCGAACTTCACCAATCCCTATCAGATGCTGGAATACACGCAGATGCGGTTGGCGGAATATGCGCAGCCCCGCGTTTCCTATGTTCTCTCCGCAATGGATTTGTCGGCCCTTACCGGGTATGAGCATGAGGCGTGGGCGTTGGGCGACATTGTAACGGTTGATGATAAAGACCTCAACCTGTCGGTAAAAACCCGCGTGGTGCGCCGCCAGTACAATTTGCAGGAGCCGTGGAAAACTGTGCTGGAACTTTCCACTACCCTTCGGGAATTGGGCGATTCCTCCGCACAATGGGATAAGGCCGCCGATGTGCTGGCATCCACCGATGTGATTGACCGGCAGGAAGTAAAGGACTTGGTGCCTTTTAACCATCTGCGTAATTCCCGCGCTGACAGCGGCATGAATTACTGGACGAACTCCGGCTTTGAGGTGGATGCGGAAAACGGCGTTTCCGGTACGGCTTCCTTCAAGGCAGAGGGCGTTTTGGGTATGACAAAAAGCCTGACACAGACGGTCTACCCGGCCAGCCGCCGGAGTTATACCTTTTCAGCGCAGATTGCCTCGGAGGATTTGCAGAAAGGCCCCAGCGGGCAGGTTGGCATCGAAGTAACCTTTGAATATGAGGACGGTTCCACGGAGACGCGGTTCATCGACCTCTTTTAATATAGAAGGGAGCGGCCTATGGCTTCTTTTTCGCAAACTGCCACCGACCTATCCCCCAAGGGGTACGGGAGGCTGCGTTCCATCACCATCCGGCTTTGTATTACGGATTGCACCGGCAAGGTGTATTTTACCGACATTATGGTGCAGGGTGGCTCCATTGCTACCGGCTGGGTGGGCCATCCCAGCGAAATCCAGTGGACGCTGGACGGGTAAGGAGGCTGGCATGGCGGAATTTACTCGATTTTCAGAAACAATTTTGACAAAACAGGATCAGCGGGTGGTAAGCATCACCGTGAAGCCGATGATTTCTGATTGTACAGGCCGGATTTACTTCACCGACCTGATGGTACAGGAAGGCGACCGGCTCACAGGTTATGTGATAAATACAGAAACAATTCTGCAAAAATACCGGGAGGATGGCTCCATTGTTCCTCCCCGTTTCTACAACGGCGTGGTGCGCTCGGCGGAAACGGTGGTGCTATTCAACCTCGGCTCCGATACGGCGGGGCTGGACTGCTATCTCTACCCGGTGCAGGACATGGCGGCGGGCAGCATTTCCGTGGCTTTGGGCGCGGGCGCACACAAGGCAGCTTTCCCTACTGCGGTAAGTGCCGGGGATGAGTTGGCCCTTCTGGCTTCTTCCCGGAAATGCCTGCTCAACGGAAGCCCCACGGAAAAGCGCGGCTTCTTTCAATACACGGCTGCCGGGGACAGCAAGCATCCGGTGACAGTAGAGGAGCATAAATCCGCCCGGCTGTTGTTTGAATTTCAGGAAATGCAGGAAGGCGGTGATCGGTTTTGAACCGGGACTATCTAAAAGGAAGGCGGTGCATGGTCTGGTCGTTCATGCAGAACGCTCGGATGTACGAGGCTTTGCGGGACTATGGCGACCGGCTGGATACGGTGGGGATTTTTACTTTTGAGGTGGATGCCACCGGGACGCTCTCGGAAACTGGCACAAGCATTTCCTCCATGATGACCTACATCAACAAGTGGCCGCACATTCACTGGATGCTGACCGTGATGAACCACGGGACAGCCAGTATTTTCACGGCTCTGCGCAATAACACAAACGGAGCAAAAGATAAGTTTTTAACCGAGCTGGTGCGCATCATGGAAAAATACCCGTGGTGTGCCGGAGTGGACATTGATTTGGAGCGCGGCGGCGGATATGAGAACCGGGAAGCGGCAAACTCCTTATTTCAGGCTATTTACCAGACGGTCAAAGCCTATGATTCCTCCAAACTCGTCAATATCTGCCTGCCCGGCATGACCGGCGTTCAGGGCAGTGTGGGCGGGGAAAACTGGTGCGTCTATGCCGACCTCAACCCGTACTGCGACACGGCTTCTATTATGTCTTATGGCATGGCGTGGGCAGGCAGCGCCCCCGGCCCCGTATCTCCCCGGAGCTGGTTAGAGGGCATTTACGATTACGCGGTCACGGCGATGTCCCCGGGGAAGATTTTCATGGGCCTGCCGGGATACGGCTGGAACTGGCAGATATACGACACCCCGGAGAACCTGGGCGAAACCTACCGGGGGATTTCCAACACCTACTATGCCGCCAAGCTCTGGATGACCGGCGGCTACAACTTCACCGGGGATGCGCCGCCCCAGCCCATGATCCCCATTATTGCCTATTGGGACGATGTAGATATGGTGCCGTGGGCGCTTCCGCAGGTATATGACTACATGGAAGGATGGGATGCTTCCTCGGTAACTTCACCCCTGCAGCAGGAAGTCTATAACCGCAGGAGGTATCTGACCTGTTACGGGAAGGAGCAAAAGACCTCCTTCGGCACAATCTGCATTGACCGTGGCGGCGGCACACCGGATTCCTACACCGGGCTTGCCACTGTGTCCGATTACATGACGGTTCTCGGTGAGGACGCGACAGCAACCTTTCATTTTACGATTGAGCAGGCTGGCACCTATGACATAGCGGTACGGCTTGCTTTTCCTTTTTGGGATAAAAACGCGCTGAATGTGGCTGTGGACGGAAGCTCAAAGACCTTTTCGGAGAGCCGCCTGTGGTGGCCGTACTGGCGGCGCACCTGCTGGCTTTCCTTTGCTTCCGGCAGGAGCCTCTCCGCAGGCAGCCATACGCTTACGATCAGCGGCGGCGTTCCCGGTGTGCAGTTTTACGGTTTCCGGGTATGCAGCAGCTTTTCTGAGGAACCGTCTGCCGGAGAGGCGGCGTTTACCCTCTCACCCCGGCAGTTTCTGGACGTGAACGGCGAACCGGCCACCCCGGACAAGGGCTTTAAGCTCACCTGTGAAATGCTCCGGCGAAAACCGGATTCGGCACTGGTATGGTATGAGGACTTCCGGGATGATACCCCTCTGCCGGACAGCTACTGGACGACGCTCTCCGGGGAATGGTCGGTGTGGAGGGAAAGCTACACCACCGAGAACAGGCCCTATTCCTTGCTGGAAGGCTCCGGCAAGCTGGCATGGAAATATGAGGGATTCTCCGACCTGCATATCCGGGCGCGGGTGGGTTTTCCACAGAATGGCGGCGGACGGGCCGGGGTATTCCTTGGAAACCTGTTCTGCTGCTTAAACTACGATACTCAGCGGGTGGAGCTATACCAAGGCTCCACGCTTTTGGGGAGCTACTCCACCAGCTTTTCCAAAACCCCGGATGCGCAGCTCCACAGCGATCCAGCCGTCTATACCATTGAGATGCGAAAGCGTGGAAATAGAGTCCGGGTGTATTCCGGTTCCAGCTACACCCTGCGGTTTAGCGCAACGGTGAGCGCCACCTCCGGCTATGCGGGGATACAGGCGGACAATGAGATCGTTTGCGACCTGCTGCGAGCCGGTGATGCCTGGGCTTATGAACCCTATGAGTGTTTTGACGTGGTGTATCCGGATGGGGTGCGCACCAGCTTCGGACGGATCGCCCGCTCCGGTGTGACGTGGGACGAGGAATTTCAGATTTTCTCGGTGAACAGCGACGTGGATGAGGGCTCCACCCGCAGCGAGGATATTTCCCTCGACTATGATTTCTTTCATTCCCACCTGCTGGAAATTTCCTGCGGGAATGATTACACAGCCAAGGTGATCCCACGGGATATAAACGTCTGGACCGCCCGGCTGTTCTTGGGCGATGCAGATGGTTTTTCCATTCTGTATTATCAGGACGTGGATTCGCTGGTATATTGGGCCAACGAGGCTGCTTACCGGTGGGGCCTGCGCGGCATTGCGATCTGGTCTTTAGGACAGGAGGATATGCGGCTGTGGGAGGTCATGCCGAAACAAATCGAATAAATCATGGGAACTGGCGACTGCCCTGCGGGGCGGCCGCTTTTTTCAAGTACACAAACCATTTCAAGAAACGGAGGTATCAACATGAAGGAACTTTGGAATACGGCGCAGGTGATCTTTGCGGCAATCGGAGGATGGCTGGGCTATTTCCTGGGCGGCTGCGACGGGTTGCTCGTCGCCCTGGTGGTGTTCGTGGCGGTGGATTACATCACCGGCGTGATGTGCGCCGTCTCGGACAAGAAGCTGTCCAGCGAGGTGGGCTTTAAGGGCATCTGCCGGAAAGTGCTGATCTTCCTGCTGGTGGGGATCGCCAACATCGTGGATGTACAGGTGATTGGCACAGGCAGCGTCCTTCGCACGGCGGTCATCTTCTTTTACCTCTCCAACGAGGGCGTGAGCCTGCTGGAGAACGCGGCGCACCTGGGGCTTCCCGTGCCGGAGAAGATGAAGGACATCCTGGCGCAGCTCCATGACCGGGCGGAAAATACAGAAAGCGAGGGAAAATAACTATGGCTTATACGAACAGTTCACTGGTATCTTACACAAAACTCAGCCCGAACCACTCCGGGCAGCGGACGCACTCCATCGACCGCATCACGCCCCACTGTGTGGTAGGACAATGCTCTGTGGAAACACTGGGGAATATCTTCCTGCCGGTTTCCAAACAGGCAAGCTGCAACTACGGTATCGGCGAGGATGGCAGAATCGGAATGTATGTAGAGGAAAAGAACCGCTCCTGGTGTTCTTCTTCCAATGCAAACGACCAGAGGGCTATCACCATTGAGTGCGCGTCCGATACGGCTGAGCCGTATGCCTTTAAGGATGTGGTCTACCAGAAGCTGATCACCCTCTGCGCGGACATCTGCAAGCGAAACGGCAAGAAAAAGCTCCTGTGGCTGGGAGACAAGGACAAGACGCTCTCTTATGAGCCGAAGTCGGATGAGATGGTGCTGACCGTCCACCGCTGGTTTGCCAACAAGTCCTGTCCGGGAAACTGGATGTATGCCCGGATGGGTGATCTGGCGGAAAAAGTTACGGCACAGCTTGGCGGCGGGATATCCGGGAACACAGAGACGGAGCATCCCGAAAAGCTGACAGAAGGCTATTACCGTGTCCGCAAGACATGGGCGGACAGTAAGACACAGAAAGGCGCATACAAGATCCTATCCAACGCCAAGAGGTGTGCCGACAGCAACCCAGGTTACAGCGTGTTTGACGATAACGGGGTCAATATCTACTCGCCGGGCGGGGCTGCTTCTGCGCCGTCCGAAGATGTGCCGTTTCTTGTCCAGGTCAGCATTTCTGACCTGAATATCCGCAAAGGGCCGGGAACGGACTATGCCAAGACCGGTAAGTTTACAGGAAAAGGCGTATTTACCATCATGGAGGTCAAATCCGGGCAGGGTTCCACGGCTGGCTGGGGCCGGCTGAAATCCGGCGCGGGATGGATTTCGCTTGACTACACATCTAAAATTAAATAACCAAACTGCTGAATGCCCATCGAGCCATAACCGCTCGGTGGGCATATTTTTTTCGGCCAAAATTCGCTCTTCTGTCCAGATGGGTCATTGAGGGTAACCCTCGGAATGGAGGAACCAAAATGACCCATCAGCAAAAAGAACAGATAACTGCCCTACGCTCCCAGGGCTATGGATATGCAACCATTGCAAAGGCGATAGGACTGAAGAAAGATACCGTTGTAGCATTCTGCCGTAAGGTGGGGCTGACCGGCACGAAGGCCGCAGATAACAGCCGCATTGAACTGGACGCCGGATTCTGCCCGCAGTGCGGCGCTCTGCTTACGCAGACTCCCGGCAGAAAGCGCGTCAAGTTCTGCTCCGATAACTGCCGTACCGCTTGGTGGAATGCACATCCTGAAAAGGTTAACCGCAAGGCCGTATACCACTTTACTTGCGCTCACTGCGGAAAGCCCTTCACCGCCTACGGCAATACAAAAAGAAAATACTGCTCTCACGCCTGCTATATTGCAGACCGCTACAAAGGCGGTGACGGGCATGAGTGAGGATAAATTCCGCTCTGAAATGAGCTACCTTGCCGCCCTCTCCATCGCAAAGAATCTCAGGGAAAAGGGGCTTCTGAGCGAGGAGGAATATGCCGTAATTGATACAAATCTGCGGGCTGAGTTCTCGCCGTCTTTGGGTACATTATTATCGGAAAACGACTTGATATAATTGGCTTTCAGAGTGATATATAGTGTCGGAAAGGAGTGATTTCATGCGGATTGTAAATAAAATCGAAGCAAAAACACCGCAGATGCCGCGCCGCAAAAGGGTCGCTGCCTACGCAAGAGTCTCAATGGAGTCCGAGCGGCTGCAGCACTCCCTTTCGGCACAGGTCAGCTTTTACAGCAGTTTGATACAGAGCAACCCCGTCTGGGAATATGTGGGCGTATATGCCGACAACGGAATAACCGGCACCAAAGCCAAAGCCCGCGAAGAGTTCAATCGGATGATTGCCGACTGCGAAGCCGGAAAAATCGACATTATTCTGACAAAGAGTATTTCCCGTTTCGCGCGCAACACCGTTGACCTGTTGAATACAGTGCGCAGGCTCAAGGAACTGGGCGTTTCCGTGCAATTTGAAAAGGAGCGCATCGACTCCCTCACCGAGGACGGCGAGTTGATGCTGACCCTTTTAGCATCCTTTGCCCAGGAGGAGGTACGCAGCCTGTCGGACAATGTCAAATGGGGTACCCGGAAACGATTTGAAAAAGGTATTCCCAATGGTCGTTTTCAAATCTACGGATACCGCTGGGAGGGCGATCATCTGGTTGTCCATGAGGAGGAAGCAAAGATTGTTCGGCTCATCTACGACAATTACATGAATGGTTTATCAGCGGAAACCACAGAAAAGCAGCTTGCCGAGATGGGTGTGAAATCCTACAAGGGTCAGCATTTCGGCAACACCTCCATCCGGCAAATTCTCGGCAACATCACTTATACGGGCAACCTTCTGTTCCAGAAGGAATATGTGATGGACCCCATCAGCAAGAAAAGCAAAATTAACCGTGGGGAGCTGCCGCAGTATTTCGTGGAGAACACCCACGAAGCCATCATCCCGATGGAGGTCTACCAGGCGGTGCAGACCGAGAAAGCGCGCCGCCGGGAGCTTGGGGCTTTGGCAAACTGGAGCATCAATACCTCCTGCTTTACCAGCAAAATCAAGTGCGGTCGGTGCGGAAAGAGCTATCAGCGTTCCAACCGCAAGGGGCGCAAAGACCCAAATGCCAATTATACTATCTGGATCTGTGGAACTCGAAGAAAAACCGGAAACACCCATTGCCAAAATAAAGATATCCCGGAGCAGATGCTCAAAGAAGCCTGTGCTGCGGTTTTGGGACTGGATATGTTTGATGAGATCATCTTTTCGGAGCAAATCGACCGCATTGAGATTCCTGCTCCGAATGAGATGATTTTCTATTTTAAGGACGGCCACATTGTACCGCACCGCTGGGAATCCACCATGCGGAAAAACTGCTGGACGGATGAGCGCAGAGCCGCCAAAGGACGGTATGTGCAGGAGCATCAGCTCGGTCCCAACAGTTCCTGCTTCACCAGCCGCATTCGCTGCGACAGCTGCGGCGAGAACTACCGCAGGCAACGTTCACGGCACAAAGACGGCAGCTTTGATTCCGTATGGCGGTGCGCGTCAGGCGGAAAATGCAATAGCCCCAGCATCAAGGAGGAAGTCCTTAAAAACCTCTGCGCTGACGCTATGGGGCTGGAATCATTTGACGAAACGGCTTTCCGTGAGCAGATTGCCTGCATTCATATCGTTGCTCCGTTTCAACTTTCCATCCGCTTCTTTGACGGGCATACCTTTGAAGCGGCATGGGAAAATAAGCGAAAAATGCCCAAGCATACGGAGCAGCGCAAGCAGCATATGCGGGAAGTAATGATACAGAAATGGAGGGAAAAACGTGGCGAAAGTAACGACGATACCGGCGACGATCAGCCGGTTCACGGCAACGCCGATCAATGAAAAGAAAAAGCGCCGCACCGCCGCCTATGCCCGTGTCTCCACGGACAGCGAGGAGCAGCTTACCAGCTACAGCGCCCAGGTGGACTATTATACCAACTATATCAAGAGTCGGGACGATTGGGAGTTTGTTTCCGTATATACGGACGAAGGTATAACCGGTACGAATACCAAGCACCGCGAGGGCTTCAAACGCATGGTAGCGGATGCGCTGGCGGGTAAGATAGACCTTATCGTTACCAAATCGGTCAGCCGCTTTGCGCGCAATACGGTAGACAGCCTGACCACGGTGCGCCAGCTAAAGGAAAAGGGCGTGGAGATCTATTTTGAAAAGGAAAACATCTGGACGCTGGACAGCAAGGGAGAACTGCTTATCACCATTATGTCCTCGCTGGCGCAGGAAGAAAGCCGCAGCATTTCCGAGAACTGCACCTGGGGACAGAGAAAGCGGTTCGCAGACGGCAAGGTCACCGTACCCTTCAAGCGGTTTCTTGGCTACGACCGGGGTCCCGATGGCAATCTCGTCTTGAATAAGGACGAGGCGGTCATCATCCACCGCATCTACAGTATGTTCCTGCAAGGCATGACGCCGCACGGCATTGCCGCCAGGCTGACCGCCGACGGCATCAAGTCGCCGGGCGGCAAAGACAAATGGAACGCAGGAGCAGTTCGTAGCATTCTCACCAACGAGAAGTACAAGGGCGATGCGCTCCTGCAAAAGAGCTATACGGTGGATTTCCTCACCAAGAAGAAAAAGGTCAACGAGGGCGAAATCCCGCAGTACTATGTGGAGGGAAATCACGAGGCCATCATTCAGCCGGAGGTGTTTGAACTGGTTCAGCAGGAACTGAAGCGCAGAAAGCAAGGTCGGGGCCCGCACAGCGGTGTCCACCTTTTCTCCGGCAAGATACGCTGCGGACAATGCGGAGAGTGGTACGGTTCCAAGGTCTGGCATTCCAACAGTAAGTATCGCAGAGTAATCTGGCAGTGTAATCACAAGTATGACGGCGAGGAAAAATGCTCCACGCCGCACTTGACGGAGGATGAGATCAAAACAATGTTTATTTCAGCGGCGAACAAGCTGATTGGTAAAAAGGCCGCAATTATCTCGCCTCTACGGGCTTCGCTGGACATTGCCTTCGACACCTCCGCACTGGAAGCCGAAACCGAAAAATTGCAGGAAGAACTCATGGTCGCCTCAGACCTCATCCAGAAATGCATCTACGAAAACGCTCATGTGGCGCTCGACCAGACGGAATACCAGAAACGCTATGACAGTCTTACCGCCCGGTTTGACACCGCAAAGGCACGGCTTGAGGAAAATGAAGCCACCATTGCTGACAAGAAGTCCAGACGGGCGGCAATCGAAGCCTTTTTGGACACGCTGACGCAGGCCGACCTGATGGAGAAATTTGACCCTGCCCTCTGGTGTGGGCTGGTGGATCATGTAACAGTTTATGCCAGGGACGATGTGCGGTTTACTTTTAAGGATGGGCAGGAAATTCGAGCATAA